TCCAGCTGCAATAATATTTTATCATAAAACGCAGATGAAGGATAGAGGATATACGGAGCAGGATAATTCTGCAAAATTTATTATACAGAATATTAATAAAATTGATTTGGAAGGATTGAGTGATGAGCAACTTAGACGTCTTGCAGTCGGAGAATACAGTGAAGTCTTTAGAGGAGCTGCAATTAAGGGCAAAGGCAATGCTATTGCTGAGGGAACGGAAGCAATTGAGGTTATTGAATAAAGAAACAAAGAATTTAGATTACGCAAGAAATAATTTTTTAGAATTTGTTCAATATACGAAACCTGATTACGTAGTTAATTGGCACCATGAATTAATTGCAAATAAATTAGAAGGAATTATTGATGGAAGTATAAAGAGATTAATGATTTTTATGCCACCGCAAACAGGGAAAACGGAATTAGCTTCGAGACGGTTTCCTGCTTATATTTTTGGTAAAATGCCAAAGACAAATATAATTTCTTGTACTCATTCAGCAGATTTTGCATCAAGAATAAATCGGGATGTTCAAAGAATAATTGATAATGAAAAATACAGAGAATTGTTTCCTGATACATATTTGAATCGAACAAATGTAAGAACAAATTCTTTTGGTAATTGGGTTCGTACAACTTCGATGTTTGAAATAGTTGGTCAAGGTGGTAGTTATTTTTGTGCTGGTACGGGAGGTTCAATTTCGGGTAATCCTGCTTCGTTGCTTATATTAGATGACCCGTTGAAAGGTGCAGAACAAGCGTATAGCCAAGTTTTTCGTGAGAGGGCTTGGACTTGGTATCATACTGATTTTAAAAGCCGTAGAAGTAATGACGAAGTTCCTATTATCTTAATTTCAACAAGATGGCACGAAGATGATTTGGCAGGAAAATTATTAGAAGAAAATTTAGATAATTGGGATATTTTGAATTTGCCTGCTATAAAAGAAAATAATGACAATGAATATGATATACGTGAAATCGGTGAGCCGTTATGGTCTGAAAGATTTAGTTTAGAAAGTTTAGAAAAGGAAAAAATTGAAATGGGTAGTTATAAATTTTCTGCTTTATATCAACAAAATCCTCGTCCAGATTCAGGCACTCAATTTCAAAAAGAAAATTTTAGATATTACGATGTGCATTATAACGGTCAGGCAATTTATCAATTACGGGATGGTCAATTTACAAGAAATATAGAGCATAATAAATTAACAATATTTTGCACTATGGATTTGGCAATGACTATGAATGAAAGTTCTGATTATACTGTTATTTGTACATGGGGTTTAACAGTTGATTCGGATTTAATTTTAATTGATATGTTTAGAAAAAAAATGAGTGGAGCAGAACATATTGATTTGGTTTGGCAAGTTTATAATAAATGGCATCCACAAATGATATATATTGAATCTGTGCAATATCAAGTTTCATTAATTCAAATTGCAGTTAAGCAAGGACTTCCAGCATTGGAATTAAAAGCAAAACAACAATCAACGAGGCACTTAAATATCTTAGCTAAATTTGAAGCTCACAAAGTTTTTATGCCAAACAAAGCTCCTTATTTAGATGACATTGAGAATGAATTAATGGTATTTCCGAATGGCACGCATGACGATATTGTTACTTGCTTTTCTTATGCAGGTATTCAATGCGAACAAATAAGCAGATTAGTTTTGCCGTCAATAAACCAACAAAATAAATTAATTCAAGTTCCAACACGAAGACAAAATTTACAATCAATATTAAAAAATTATTAAGGAGTTTCTATTATGGAAATATTTGGAATTGAAATTGCCAATTCAAAAAGATTAGAGCAAAGAATTACTACTTTGCTGAAAGCTCAAGCGGATGGTATGAGAAATCCTTCGCCTGCTAACATAGGGAATGGACGTAAAAATAGTTTAACCGAGCAACTTGCAACACGAGCAAGAATAGAAAAATATATGACTTTCGGATTAAGTAATATTTTGCCAAATCCAGACCCTATTTTAAAAGCAATGGGCAAAGACCAAGAAGCATATTTAGATATTTTAAATGACGGTGCTTTGTATCAAAATATCGGTTCACGTAAAGCAGGAACATTACGAAAAACTTGGGATATTATACAAGGAAAATCAGAAACAAAAGTATTTGATTATGTGGCTTTATGTTTTGAAAATTTAGATATAACAGAAATATCAAGAGAACAATTGGAAGCGATTTATTATGGCTATCAAATTTCAGAAGTGATTTATTTGTTCGATGGAAAATATTATATGCCATCTCAAATCGAATCAAAACCGAATGATTGGTTTGCTTTTAGTGGAGAAGATAATCGTCTGCAAATTCTAAAATCGAATGGCTATGATTATGAAGATGTGCCTCCTTATAAATTCTTAGTTGCTCAAAACGAAGCTACTTATGATAATCCTTATGGAGTGCCTTTATTAGCAAAATGTTATTGGAATAGTATTTTTAGACGTGAAGGAAAAAAGTTTTTAATTACGTTTGTTGAAAAATTTGGTATGCCCTGGGTTCATGGTACTTTCAATGCAGAAGTATTAAAACAATTTTATGCCGCTCCTGATTATGTTACTGCTGCAAATCAACTAAAAGTATATTTAGAGAATGCAGTACAAGATTGTATTATTGTTAATTCGCAAGGTATTGATATTTCATTAATGACACCAAGCGGTCAAACAGGAAATGATATTTATGATAGATTATTGGAAAATTGTAAAAAAGAAAATGCAGAAACTATTTTAGGGCATTCAGGTTCGGCAATTTCAACGGCAGGAAAATTAGGAAATGATACATCGGCAATGAAGGTTCGTGAAGAAATTATTGATATGGACAGTAAACTTGTTGAAGGAGTATTTAATAAACTTATAAAATGGATTTGTGAAATTAATTTTGGCACAAAAGATATTCCTTATTTCCAATTTAATAAAGAAGATTCAGCTCAATTGGATTTGGCAAGTCAAACAGTGCAATTAAGTCAGGCAGGAGTAAAATATACGAAAGAATATTTTATAAGAAAATTTAATTTAGCCGAAGATGAATTTGAAATGGCAGTTGTTCAACCGTTGCCTGTGCAAGGTGGTGTTTCACGTGAAACAATTGAGAATGCTTTAATGAAGGCACATGAATTACATCCTGAAATTCCTGATAGTGAAATATTTGAAATGATAAATATACTTTATAATGAGGAATAAATAATGGCAAAAGAAATTGTTTTTGAAGACCAAAAAGTTTTGGATGAGTTCGGAGATATTTTGACGGCAGGAAAAGAAAATGATACAATGATGAAGGAATTACTTTCACCGATTGAACCTTTTATTGCAAATAACAGCTTGGAGTATATGCTTAAAAATTATCCTTCTTTGCTCTGGAAATTTAAAACTGCAAAATATTATGAACGATATTCAAAAGTATTATTTTTAAGTTATTTACTCGGAAATAATTCTATGCAGACTGAAAGGCAAAAACCTTTTGTAGATATTAAAAACTTTGCTGATATGGAAATTTATGCTAAAGAATTTTTAGCAAATTATAAAGATATTACTTTAAAACAATTACTCTGGGCTTTTGATTTAACTCCAGAAAAAGCAGTTGAATATTTTGAAAAAAAAGGAATTGCAATTTCAAAGGATTGGAAAGAAGCATTAAAGAATTGCCGTAAAGAAGCATTTACGATAACAAAAGTAAAAAGTTTAGATATTCTTAATGACTTTAAAAAAATGTTGCTGAAGGCATTAAAAGAAGGAATGTCAATACAGGATTTTCGTAAGCAGTCAAAAGAAATGTTAGAAGTGAAAGGATGGAGAGGAAAGAAAATATCTGATGTACCAGGACAAGAAAAAATTGATTGTCCCTGGAGATTAAATTTGATTTACCGTCAAAATATGCAAACTGCTTATTCGGATGGACGATGGCAAAATGCACAAGCAACTCAACAAACATTTCCTTATATTCAGATGCTTTCAACAATTGATAAAGTTACAACTAAACAATGTATCGGAATGAATATGTTAGTAATGAGTATTGCAGATTCACAAATAAAATATTTTTTACCTCCTTCTCATTTCCATTGTCGCAGGAGATTTAGAATTTTAAATAATACAATTTTAAAACGCAGAGGTTATACGGTAAGCAAAGGAGCGTCAATTCCACAATTAAAAAATATGAAGGGATTTGAGTTCAAAGGTATTGGAGGAATCACAATTGATAATAGCAGATATTCAAGTGAACTAATAAAAGAACTTAAAAAAAGGACAGGATAATGATTGACCCGAAATTTATTAACGATGTCGAAAGAGAAATAAAAAAGTTTTTTGGCAAAATAGATATGAATGCTATTATGCCTGAAATTGGAAATCTTATAGATTTTGCAGTAACCGAACAGTTTGAAACTGAAGGTGCTTATTTCGGAACTAAGTGGGCAGAACTTGCTCTCTCAACTCAAAAAGCAAGAGAGAAAGCGAATAAATCTCCAACAACTAATTTACTTCGTTTTACCAATACTTTATTTAATACTTTGGATTATCAAATTTCAGGTAATTCTCTTTTATACGGAACTAATCTTGAATATGGAACTTATTTGCAGTATGGAACTAAATTTATGCCTGCTCGTCCATTTCTCCCAATTCACGGATTACCGCTTGAAACCATGAAAGATATTGAATATGAAGTAATGCAGTATTTAATGAGGATTTAATTTAAAATTAAAAATATTTTTTGAATATTAATAATTTCGCCGTCAACTGTATAACCAATTGCATTTTTAATTTCATTATTTTTTATTTTTTTGTAAACAATATCTGGTGATGTAAATATTTCAATATCAGCAAAAATTTCATAGCCATCAAGCACAGCTATATTTGGAGTAATTTTCATTACATATTTCCAAATTTTATTTACCTTACCAATAACATTATCGTTCTCATCAAACAAAATAGGATTTTTCATAAAATCATCATAGTGAATATTGTTAATATTTAGAAATAAATCCTTATGTTTTAAATTACTATTTTTAATAAATCTTTCATTATATATTGTTATTCTCATCTTGCTTTCTTTCGTTTGTTAATAATGTTTTATTACCTAATGTCTTAAATGCTATAATTAACCGTATAAAACGCTTGTAACGGCTTTTTTATGCGGTTTTGGTATAAATATATAGCTTCTTAGTTTTAACTGATTAAAATAAATGCAATTAATAATAGTAATTTTTTCATAAATCCTCCTTTGTTTTTTAAAATATTCTAATATTTGAAATATGATTTTCATAACGTTTTTTCATTGCCTTGAAGTAATCCACTTGTAAATATTGTTGGTTTTTATCATAATATTGCTTATATTTGTGTTATGGAAGGAAACAAAAAAAATGGAATTAAAATATTTGTTTGTATCGGTTGTGGTAAACAAGTTATTAAAAGATGTACGAAATCTGTAAAATTTTGTTCTCCAGAATGTTATCATAAATACGGTAACTCTGGTAGAAAAAAGAACGGTACGAATAAAACTTGTAAAATTTGTGGCAAGGTTTTTTATGTACCCAAAATACACGTTAAAAAATCTGTTTTTTGTTCTCCAGAATGCCACAACAAATATCAAGCAAGAAATAAAATTCATCTTATTTGTAAAATCTGCAAAAAGGATTTTTATGTTTCCAAATCTTTTAAAAACGCTTTGTATTGTTCTAAAGATTGTAGATACAAAGACCCTGAAAATATTGCTCGACTTTTGGAAATGAACTTGGAGCAACAAAAAAGGAAACCAACAAAGATTGAAAAAATTGGTTATGCCGTTTTGCAAAGTAATAATATAAATTACAAACCTCAAAAATTGATGTTTAATAAATTTTGTGTAGATGCTTTTATACCTGCAAAAAATCTTGTTATTCAATTTGATGGAGATTATTGGCATTTCAATCCCCATAAATTTACTTATCCAGATAAAAGACAAAAGAAAAGGATTCAATTGGACAAATCTCAAGATGCTTATTTCAAACAAGTTGGTATAATGGTTAAGCGTTTTTGGGAAACGGATATAATTAAAAATCCCGAATGTATCATTGAATATTTGGAAACAATTTAATTCCATGCAATCCATATTTTCTAAGCGAACTTTCATAAATTAACCCACAGCCATAACGCAACAATAAGCATAATAATTCCAATAATATTTAAAAGTATTACAAAATGCTTCGAATTAAATGCAAATATCTGCTTAACTTTTTTCATTCTATTCCTCTATATATCTAATTTTAATTCCATTTTGTTTAGCAAATTCAATTTCTTGCTTAACTCCCTCTGAATTTTCCCAACCGTCAAGCATCAGCACCCAAAGTTCGTCTGATTTTGAAAGCATCATTAAAACAAAATCTTTGTAATATTCAATTCCTAAATGATTAGCTGATAGTTTGATATTATGACAATAAATTATTGGACTAAATAAAATTATCCCTTCTTCAAGGAAGTATTTTTTAACATATCGCAAAACGTCTTCATAGTTCTTTTGTGGATTATTGCTGTAAGGTGAAGCAACGTAAACTAATTTTTTCATTTTATCTCCCGATTAGAAAATACCAAAAATATATAAACCATTTAGAGACAGATTGTATCTCCGTGTAAAGTATCCAATCGTTGCTTTCCAGACAGACCATGCAGTTTTCATAATCAATCCCTTGAATGCGAAACCATCCGTCAAGATATTTGACCATAGTGAATTTGCTCCACCGGTGATTATTAAATTCTTTGAGCTTCATCTCAACTCCTTAACCTTATTACAAATTTCCGTAAACTTTCGCACATCAGAATTATCATTAAACTGCCAATCGCCTGTGTGCTGTTGCTCTGATATTAATTCTCCCAACACGGTAAAAAGTTTACCGTGTTTGGATTTTAACTTATATTCTATATCGTTTGGAAATATTCTATCTATGCACCAGCTAACCTCTGTAAGTTTGTCGAAATCTATATCATCGGGGCATTCATCTCCTATCTGTAAATAGATTGTTTTGGGTATCTTATTCATTTTAACCTCCATTCCAATTCAATACCTGCGTCTTGACAATTGCAAATAAAACGGTCAAGTGTTTTGGGCATTATAACAGTTAAATTATTTTTGGGTGAATCAATTATTAAATCATTATTATCTTCATTGATACTTGCGACATAATCGCTATTATCAGGTTCATACCAATAGATATAGTTACTGTCATCATACGTCCACCCTTCAAACAATTCAGTAATTAGCTCGGGTCTGAATGGTTGTGAGTAGAATAATCTTGAAGTATATTTTTCAGGTTTTCCCTGAACAAAATCTGTTGTTCCTAACCATTTATTGAAATTACTTATTTCCTCAAACGGTGCATTACATAATTCCAAATAACTTAATACTTTCATTTTCCATCTCCCTTAGTTTGTCTAATAATTTACAACCATTGTCATAATCTGTTTCATTAAAATCTGTCCACAAATCTGTCTTTAGAGACATCTTTCCTAACTCAATATATAATTCATCCTTTTCTGTCTTGACGCTTGGGATTAACATATTGCATATTTCATTATAATGTGCTGGTGATAATTTTACATCGTAATTGTTTAATATATCCTTTATTTCCCACATTATGTCTTCTATATTCTTATTTAATTCCATCATTTATTCCTTTAATTTTATCAATTAATTCATATACTCTGTTTTTAATCGGTTGCCCTTGTTTTAAATGTATAAAAGCTATTTCTTCTGTTAAGCATAAATCAGCTAATTCAATTTTTAGCTTATCTTCTTCCGGCTGGAGTTCGTCAAGTTTTAATAAGATTTTATCAATCCAACCATCGTTTTGCGGGTCTCGTAATCTGCAAATATCTTCTTTTATTTCATTAATCTTATTCATCTTTTACCTCCGCTTCTTCTTGTTTATTTATTTGTTTTATAAGTTCTATTTCCCGATTACTATATGACCCTTCCGGGTCTGCTCCGTATTCTATATCTTCATAATAGCATCGGATTGTTTCTTCAGCAAGCTCTATGTATGGTGTGGGCTTGTTAAGACGCTCTACGTAAGGTCTGATTTGCTCTAAAATCATTATAATATCTTCATATTGCCAAACGAATTTGTTTGTACCAAATTCTTTGTCTATTCTTGCTTTTATCTCATCAATTATCTTTTTCATTTTTCACCTCAAATATTGATTTTAAATATTTGTATTCCTTTTTGTTTGCTTTCAAACAATCACATATTGCCTGCTTTTTTGTTTTGTAGTCACCTATAAAAGAACCATGTGAAACAAGTTCACGTTTTAGGTTATAACCATAGTCATTGTTTTGCCACTTTATTAGGGTTCCGATAACCATTCCATTGTATTTAATTAATTCAGGTTTATAATTTTTCATTTTGACCTCTCTATTAGTTTGTTGACGGCTACGGTTAATTCATTTATTTTGTCTCGATTTGTCGCTATGCATTGAAACTTATCATATTCTTTTTTCTTAAGCACGTTTATTTGTTTCAACAACTCTATCTCCTCCGGCTTCTCAGGTGGCAGGTAATCATCTAAAACTGAATTTGGTATTTCAGGTGTGGTATGTAATTTATCAAAACACTCATCGCAGAGTGTAAATACAGTACCGCCTTCAGCTTTGGTTCTTAGTGTTCCACATTCACGGCAGGGATATTGTTTTTCTGGCTCTGCTTCGTACAGTAGCTCCAGAGCATATTTCTTATAAGAACCGAGTGTCTTACCGTTTTGATATACAAAATCGTTTTCCAATCTATTGTAAATTCTATAATCTTGATTGTCATTAATTAACAATGTCCACAACTCACCATCTGTGGCTTGCTCAACACCTTTGAACCGCTTGATAACTCCCCATTCTTTGCGATACACTGATTCCTTCAATGTATCAAATATTTCTAAAGAGTTATCATCATAGACATTTACAAATATCTCCTTTGCTTCTTTTGGCTTCTCTCGGAGTTCATAATAATCATAAAATAACATAACGAAATTATGGGAAGGTGTAATTTGTTGCCATTCCATACCGTTAATTTCAGTGTCTATGTATTCCAAATTCTCTAAACCTTTTTTCAAAAGTTCACATTTTTCTTGTAGTGTCATTTCAATTTCCTTTCATAAAAATAATTTTGCTTTTAGTTTTCTCCAAAAACTTAATTTAATCCATCTTTCCATATTTCGACAATCTAAACATTCACATTCAGTATGCCAGTTACCTGTTTCCATATATTCACGACCCTGTTTTAATTCTGCAATAAGGTATCTCAAAAAAATTCTAACGTCATCTTCTATTTCATGTGTCATTGTAGTTTCCTTTCTAATTGTTCAAAACATTTCTCAAATCCCGCTTCCTCAGCTTCGGTTCGGGTGGTGTAATTACTACTGACTTTGCTTTCTAAATAGTAACTAAATTTACGGTAATAACCATTATACGATACTGACATAAATATATCCTGCTCATCAAAAAAATCATATAAATCACG